CCACTACGGAAGTTAGACGATGTAGCAAAAGCCCAGTACGAAAGTGTTTTAAAAAGGGCAAAAGTAGTACGCATTAAATGAACGATATAGCCATGCTATTTGCTTTTTTGGTAATAGCTGGCTTTATCTTAATTATTATTTTATACGCTAGAGGATATAAAAAATGAACGACCTTTCACACGATATTAAACACGCAAGACAGTTACTTAGCCACATAGAGATATTGGATAATAACGCCCATATCAACGGCTATAAACCAATCTATGATGCAGTTCAAGAGCTACAAATTTGTATTCAACTATTACTTATAAAGACAGCAGACTACGCATGACTACTTTTACCACCAGCGACAGAGAAGAAGCTGAAAGAGAGCCAGTTCCTTTTTTTGGTTGGATTGACAAAGAAGATACTGAAATGATGCTTAGACAACAGCTTCGGGTCATGCAAACTGAAATAGAAGCGTTGAAAGCCAAGCTAAAGCAATATCACTTAAAAGAAGATTTAGATAGAAACCTAAATTTAATTTATGGCAAGGAGTTTATTAAATGAACAATGAACCAGTAGCGTGGATGCACAAAGAAAGCGGTCAAGTATTTGCTGGTATGGGAAGCCCAATAAAACCTGATGATTTTATTTCACTCTACACCCATCCAGCAGACCGCATAGCTGAATTGGAACAAGCGTTAGAAAACATCATAGCTATTTCTGACAGAAAACATGACGCATGGGACAAGGCTAAAGAATTACTAAAGAAAGCGAGTGAGAAATGAACTTTATAAACTGGGTATTTGATGGCAGTTTTAAATGGTGGTTACTTGCAGTTGTGATTGTTTACATTATTGCTAGATTTATTTAAAGAAAAATTCTAAATTCAAGAATATCGAATACTTATACTTAGTATATTGTTGTATATCTATCGCCATTGATGCTTTTTAATAACTTGCTCCGATTCGTAATCGGTATGGCAAAAGGCATTACAAAATAACCCTTTAACAATATTGTCATTGCAATATAAACAACGCCCAGTAAAAGAATGATTTTTGGGTTTAGAACGAGCAATTTGAATAGCTAAATCCCGATCCCGTTCTTCATTGTCTGAAGCCATATCGTAAATATCGGTCATACCAGCCCATCAAATAATTTTTCTTCAGCTTGTCTACGCCTAAGTAGTCCAGCCATGTGACGACCAGCCGCCATATCCCATTTTTCAAATTCTAATGCCGCACCTTTCATATCGCCAGCATTAATTTTTTTTAATAGGGTAGAACCAGCAAAGTTTCCTGCTCCAACATTAAAAACAAAGTCTACAAGGGCATCAAATTCATCTTGAGTTATGTCTGTATGTATTTTATTAGCTACTGTCATTTCTGATTTTTGAACATCTTGCATTAATAATTCTTCAGCTTGTTCTTGAGTTATGGTCATATTGGGATGAACATCAGAACCAGTATGCCCATAACCAACAGTCCAAGGGCTACCACCAGTTCCCGGATCAGGATAAGAAGTAAGTCTGCATCCTTCAAAACTTTCTGTAAGATGAAGCCCATTTTTAGAATAAATCATTTAGCTACCGCATCATATTGAGCATAGCAAGCTTCTAATCCAGTTCTTATTTGGTCTGCTCTGGAAGCTTCCCTAATAAGAAATTCTGCATCCTCGGCAGAAAGGGCTGTCCCAGTTCCATTTTGTCCATTACTGGAGCTTTGGCTACGATTGGGTCTGTTCCGCAAGCTGATAAGAGCATCAGCAAGCTGGGAATTAATATTAGCAATTTGAGCATCTTTAGCCTTCCTTATTTTGTCAGTATCTTCTTGGCTTTGAACTTCTTTATCATGGACAGCTTTAGCTTGAGCTACTTTATAAGCATCCAATTTATAAGATTCATATTTTCCATAACCAATGCCACCCATTGCTAAAACAGCAAGACCAATCATTATGTAACTATTTATGGATAATGGAAACATTACCTAAATCCGCTTATTCTTGGCGAAAAAACGAATGTGGCTTGATATGGATCAGGCTTTGGCTGGACATTATCATCGACCAAACCACGCACATTCCAACCCAAATTAATATAAATACAACGACTAAAACCAATAGGGGCAACAACAGTAAATTGAAATAATCCATTAGCGTGAACCAAACACCACCCTGCTTTTGCATTGTCATTATCCTTAATGGTTTTGTCCCCAGATACTTGCGTGTAATAAGGGTTAGTTAAATAGCGTAATGCAAAACTATACGCTGGATTGCGCCATAGCCAATGTACTTGTGACCACCATTGATTAGGTGGAAACATAGTTTGGAAAGTAGCATCACCATTTAATGAATTATCAGGTGTTTGAAACCAAGATAGCCAAGTTGGAAATCTTGGTTCAACAGCTTTATAAGAATGGTTATTACACCAGCCCATTAAAGGTTTAGCAAATATAGGAAGAATGGGAGCAATAATAACTGCCAATAAGGTTAATGCAAGATTGATTGGTATAAAAATTAAATATAGCAAATAGATCATTTTTCATCCAATGGTTGAGTAGTTACAAAGCGCAATATAGCAACAATAACGCCAATCCCAATAAGGATAACGCCATAATATTTTGGATCAATAATGTTTTGGACATAAGAAAAATTATCTGCTAAAGCACCAAATATAACAAGAAGCAAGGAAAACCACATAGTCCTTGATTTGTGCATTGCTTTCATTTTTTTTTCAAAATAGGCTTTTTGATAGTTTTTTTAACTGCTACTGGTTTTTTAACAGTTTTAGCCACTACTTTTTTGGCTATTGGTTTCTTTTTAACAGGAAAAACTGGAATAATAGCTGGTTCAGGTTTTTTACGAAGTAAAGCACAAATAGTTTTAAACATTATTTATCTGCCTTTTTATCCAATTTGTCCTCTATTTTGTCTAATTTTGCAAAAATAGCAATAGCAATTTTGTCAAAATCTGATTTAGACATATAGTTTCCAGCTATAAGAATCTCAATAGTGTTTACTTTTTCTACCAAAACCTTATCTGCCGATTGTAAATCTTTAACTGCATCCCAAATAACTTTTAGAACCCATCCGCCCAAAGCACCACATAAAGCTAACGCATAATTAAAAAGTGTTTGGTCGAACATAAAAAGCCTTTTTATAGATAATTTTTAACAATCTCTGGCTTTACAAAACTACTAGGGTTATGTTCTGTTGCTTCCCACCAAAGAAACTGATTTTTTGATAGATTATCACGATTTTCAAGTAAATTGGTGTTTTCTGGATGTCCAAATATTAAAGGGTCTGATACTGACCAAAGAACAATGCCCGATTTTTTTTCATCCCAAGCTAAATGCTGAAAAAAGCTGTCTACGCCAATCCAAATTCGACATTCTTGGATTAACTTTCTAAGTTCTGGGATTGGCAAATTTTTACGAAAATCATAAACTAACTGTTCTTCTCCTTCTACGCCTATTTGAATAATAGGTTCATTAATCATGGAGATTAATTGTTTCCAATAAGGGTAGTTTTTAGGGTTAGTTTTGCCATTTCTTAATGGTTTGGCAAAAGGGTGAATGATTATCATAAATAAAGCTTTCTGTAGGCATTTTCTAAGCTATCAGTCCACTTCCATTGATCCATCTTGCCATAGATATTCCATTGATCTATGTTACCAAAAAGGTGCTGTGCTTCAGCTATAGAACGACAAGGGATTATTTCAGGATAGCAACCAAAGACAACTGGATTTTTGATAGAACCCAATATGGAATTAAATACAATATGATCCCCAAGTCCAGAATTGAGAACAACAACAGTATTGTCATTAAAACTGAGTGTGTTTCTAAATATTTGTTCGTCATGGTCGTACATCTCCTTCTTTGTTTCAGCACGAATACCCCCTTGAGGGTTTTTCATGTGCCAAGAAACAGCATTAGGTACAACCAATACTTTATATCCTTTTTTGTATAAACCATAGGTAAATAGCGTTTCTTCACGATGAGCTACTCTGGAAAGACCTAAATTAAAGTCATAGACCCCTGCCCGATATAAAAAAGAACAATGTAAATGCTCTACTTCCCTAATGCCATCAATAAAATTCCATTGAATATTAGGCTCAGAATCAATGTTTTTAATTAACCCCGTAGATTTAGAAGTATCTTGTAATGGTGGAGTAAGAATTGCACCACCTACAGCCCCAACATTGGGAAACTGTGTAGCATGGCTATACAGGCTTTGCAAGACTGTGGCTTCAGGAACGCAATCATCATCTACACGCCAAACCCAATCAAAATCCATACGATTAGCCATTTGATGAATGTGATGTTGTCCTTTTTTTTCAGCAAATAACCACTTCCATTCAATACCTTTAATAGCCATTATTTGAAAGAAATGCTGATAAATCATTTCTTTTCGCATATCTTGGGGTTCATCATTGTCGTCAAAAATAACAATTTTGTTAGGTAGCCAAGTTTGATTAATAACAGCTTCTAAAACTAAAGGAAGCGTTGTGTGATAACGCCCCCTAGTTGCTATTGAGCATAGTATTTTAGGCATTATCCCACCTACAAATCATTAAATTACAACGATTTTCAGGTGTAATTTCTTGCATTACATCTGAAATTTCTCCAGCTTCATTTATGTAATTAAAGTAAAAATCAGAAAAATGATTTTCATTTAATCCATGTAGCTTATGATGTTCACCCCAGAAGCCTTTAGGCTCATTGTGTGGAACTGTAATTAATAAAGTGTCGCAATGTCGTTTAAGCATTTCAACAATCTCTAATCCATTGTCTAAATGTTCAATTACTTCAAAAGCAATAATGGTGTCGTAGTGGTCAATTCCAATTTTATTAATATCAACATTAACAAATTCGCAATTAGCTCGCCATTCCTGTTCTTTAGCAACTTGAATAATAATTGGATCGTAATCTATACCCATATAAGTATAGTTATCAGGTAAAAATTGACACCCATACCCAGTAGAACAACCAATCTCTAATATAGATGTTCCTCTTAAATTTTGTCTAGCCCAGTTATATCTTTGAGTTTCTCTAGGAAATACTGGATCACCTTTAAGAAATACGGCTCTTTCATAGTTGTTTGAAAGCCGCCACCGATACCAATCTGGATGGTGTTCTTTTGCTAATGCTAAAACATGAAGTTCTAGTATTTGTTCCCATTGAGTTGCTACATCTAATCCATAAATTTTCTTGGATTGCATCACTAATCCTTATTAAATATTTACAATACTATCCATCTTGATCCACTTGGGACTGTAACTGTTATACCACCACTAATTGTAATTGCTCCTACTGATGAAGCTGAATATCCTGTTGGAATTGTATAAGATGTTGCTACAGTCATATTATTTAAAACAAGACCATTACTTGCCAACAGTTCTGAAGCAGATAACTCACCAGTAGATGGCTTAAATAAGTGTTTTGCATTGCTAGTATAGATAGTGCTGGCTGTGCCACTAGTTGCTGTTACTGATACTGGGTAAATATTAGTGCTAGTAGCTACATCATTACTAATAGAAATACTAGCCGCAGAGCTACCAGAATAGCCAGAATAACCAGAATAACCAGATACTCCACTACCACTATATCCACTAATACCAGAACCAGAATATCCTGAAATACCGCTAAATCCTGAATAGCCACTTGTGCCATTTGTTCCAGATATACCACTAAAACCTGAATATCCAGAAGTTCCAACAGCACCAGAATAGCCACTTATGCCTGAGAATCCGCTGTATCCGCTTACACCTGATCCACTATAGCCGCTGATGCCGCTGTAACCAGAATACCCAGATACTCCAGATCCGCTGTAGCCAGAGTAACCAGAATAGCCAGATACTCCGCTTCCAGAATATCCGCTATATCCACTATAACCACTCACACCGCTACCAGAAAAACCGCTGATACCGCTGAACCCGGAATACCCACTAAAACCGCTTACACCACTTCCTGAGTATCCAGAATATCCACTTACACCACTTCCAGAATAACCGCTGTAACCACTTATTCCGCTAAATCCAGAATAGCCAGAAGTTCCGCTACCAGAGTAACCTGAATAGCCAGAGTAACCAGAAACGCCACTACCAGAAAAGCCACTATACCCGCTAATGCCAGAGAAACCAGAATAACCGCTTATACCGCTACCGCTGTAACCAGAATAACCTGATATGCCACTATAGCCAGAAAAACCACTAAATCCACTTGTTCCTACCGAACCTTGTAAATTAATAGTCCAAGGATATGTCCCCATGCCAGCGTAATTATTTACATTAAATGAAAATAATCCTGTTGTTGGGTTATAAGCAGTTACAGTTACATCTGCATAATTTGAAATATTATAAGCAATAATGGCTGTTTGACCAACAGTCCAACTTAATCCAGTACCAACAATAATTGCACCATTTATATCACCTAAAGCAAAATCAGGATCAGTACTTGTAGTTGCATATTTGTCACTATAACCAGATGTTCCACTAAATCCAGAATAACCACTTATTCCGCTAAAGCCGCTATAACCTGAAATGCCAAAGCCAGAATAACCACTTATTCCTGAAAAACCAGAATAGCCACTTATTCCAGAAAATCCGCTAAAACCAGAAATCCCACTATCGCCTGACCAGCCTGAAATTCCAGAAAAACCAGAAATTCCTGAATAACCAGAAAAACCAGAAATTCCGCTATAACCTGACCAACCACTTATTCCATTTGCAATGGCAAAAATAATTGCTTGGTCATTAATAAATCCGGGTGCTGTGCCAGTACCAGCAGAAGAAACTAAAGTAACTGGAATAGTAAAATAACTGCCAACATTAGTTGGTGTTCCAGTAATTACC